CCGTGATGGTGGAGATCCCGTTGTAACCTTGCCGAACTATACAGATAACTCTTATGGTATTGAGCTTCCCGGTGTGGCCCCAATGCAGACTCCAATTGGAATGTGGCATCAATATGGGCACCTCCCTCAAAACGCAAAAGAGGGTGTGTTCTTGCAGGTTGATGACGTTCCCAGAAGTTGGATCAGAAATGCCATGCATCGTACTTTACCAATGGCCAAGAGGCACAGATCGCTAGCCGATCTCTGTGGCTTCTCGACAGAACCTGTAAGGATGGGTGAAGTTGCTGGAGTCAAGGAAATCAGCGAAGCTGTTGTGGCAATCCCGTTCTTTGAGAAGGGAGGTCGTAGGAGATTCTTCACCATGGAGAAGAGACAGGTACGATTAGCCCTTGATCCTTCAAGAAAGAATCTTGTTGGTCGAACTGTTATAGACATGGTTGAAAAGATGCAAAAATTTGTTATACCTCCTTCTTTGGACTTTGTAACTAATCCTGAAATTAGACCCTTCTCTATGTATATTTTTGAGTTCAATCACAACTTAACAAAACAAGATTTGTCTGATATCTGGCAGAACTTGCCACCCGAGTTGAATCAAACTGTTCAAACTGATGAGGTGTCAATCTCACACCAATTGCTTGCTTATGAGCTTCTTGGTAAGGGTGGCCGATACAGGCGCGGTCGGAACCAAGAAGTTGAGTTGGTTAGAAACGACAGAGCAGAGTCGGTAAACCCAGAGATTCAGTGGATGGTGTTCAAGGTCAAGCAAAGAGCGAAGACAAATTATTTTGAGAAAATCTTTGCACGAAATGAGTCACAGCAACTGCTATCCCAAAGAGTTAAGCTCGGCGTCAGTGCCGATGCGTTAGGCAAAAAGAACCGAATTTCTTATAATTGGCCTTACGATTTCTTCTCAATGATCGAAGGCGTGAAGCTAAATGCAGAGGTTCACTTCTTAGACTTCGATGAAGAGGCCTCACAGGCCCAAGAGAAGCCCGTAATCAAGCCCAAGACTAAGGATACCACCAAGGACAGAGAACAGCGCACAGCGCCTTCTAGACGCCTTCTAGGGGCTGTGTCTGGCAAGGTCCCACCAAACAAACTTAAAAAGCCCGTAGAAGAGGTCGATAAGAAGCCGAAGAGAAAGAAAGGCAAGATTACAAGAAAGAGAAGAGTAAAGACGGTTATCAAAAAGCCATCCACTCAAAAGAAGAAACTTAATAACGCATTTGATAGAAAAAAAATAAAATAAAATAATTACTTTGTGAGGCGACCGGCAAATGACATACTTTAATAAAAAATTTGATGTTCTAGGAATAGAACTAAGTCCGTATGGTAAGCACTTGCTACAGAATGGCAAGCTAATGCCAAAGTATTATGCTTTTTTCGATGATGATGTAATATATGATTCCACAGCAGCAAACTTTACTGAAGCTAACTCTGACGTTAGAAATCGTATTTTAAATGAGACACCAGTCCTTCGCCCACATTATATGTTTAAAACAGTTGAAGATATCAATGGCAAAGACCAGCCATTCCCCACATCACAGTATGATAAGGTAAAAAGACCGATTGCTGATGAGACTGCAAAATTCTTACAGTATTCCCTTGGAAGCTCTGACCCGACAAAAGAAAAGGCCCCCGCATGGAACCTCTATTCTTTAATAAACGAAATATCAAGCTCTGCCATGCAGCTTCATGCTACTGGTAGTTTCTATACACAAGAGGGGCGAAGAAAGTCGTTTCAACCTTTGAACATCGCCCAGATAAACTACGATATAGACTATGAAATGTCAATAAGAAACGAGGATGATGACGGTCCACTAACGGGCACAAAAGGCACAGCTAACCTACCTGTTAGCACAGTGATGGGCGATGGAACTTATGTGAATCTAGAAGAAGAACAACTGTTGACGTATATACTAGAGCAAAACGGATTTCAATTTGGAGAGAGTCTAGAGCTAGAAGTCTTCATGTTTGAGACCACAGGTTCCGGTGATCAACTAACCTTCACACAAGAATTGGTGCCTTTGAAATTTGTTAAAAGAAAACCACAGATAGTCAATGGCATACTTATGGACGAAGAAGCCGATACATATGCTTTTAGGGACGACGCTGAGGATGTGACACCACAACATGTTGAATACTATTGGGATTGCAGACTGGACAAAGAAATACCTTTAGACGATCTTTGCAAAGGCTTGGCACAATTAAAAGCTGCGGGAGTAAACTTAGATGGTCTACTAGACCTAGAGTGTCCTGACGATATTGGTCAAGGATCTATTTACACTTCAAATGTTACTGATATTGAGGATTGCGACTAATGAGCACGACTATAGTGGGGCAAGAAAATCTGCCGAACGTTTACATAAAACAAATAACTATCGGGCAAACAGCGAATAGGTTAAAAATTTCTTCAAAAGTGTGCCTCTACGACATCAGCGATGGCAGTTGGTACCTAGAAGAAGATCTTAAGGCCAACATGAAAGTGCTTATTGTGCTGTCATCTAGTGAATCCTTTACACAACAGATTGTTACAGGTCGTGACTCCTTAACACCAGAAAATTTAAAATCCATAGATGGTTATAATAAGAAACAAGTGAAGCACAAAGTATATTCAATCTCAGCAGTTAATAGGGCGGCTTTTGAAAATGAGCTGGATAATGGACATGTTGTTTTTCCCTATAAGTGCTCGTTCCAAGTGAAAGAGCAGCCTAACATGTCTTTGTTTGCCGTATGCTATCTGGACACAAAACAGTTTAGCTCTCAAAATAATCTAAATTTATCTTCTAAAAATGTTAGCCTTTATCATGGTGCTGTTGTTGGTGAGCAAATTTTGGTAAATGGCCAAGTGCCAACTAATACAAATTTATTTACCACAAGAGGGGGAGCTTTACATGTCGGCCCGGTATTCAAAAGCGGTGATAGATATTTGGCTGGATCAAAGCACTCTCCCACTCAGCAGAATGCTTTACAATTAAGTTCTGCAAGTAATACAAAAATTAAAGACTACCGAATTCGTTATAAGACAAAAAGAAGAAACAAGATTAACATGAAGGCAAGACCAGTTTTTTCTCCTCTATATTCCTCGGTCGATAATTTCGGTGCAGTTAGGTCTTCTTTTGAAATGGACATGGAGCTTCTGTATTTAAACACAAGCGCGTATGCTAAGCTATTTATGTCTTTGGATAGGGCTTTATATAACCTTGCCGTAGAGCATATATCATTAAGTGATGTATCTATCTATTCACAAAGAGTAGTGGAACGTATGCAGTCTTCATCAGCAGGTACTGCCAAGACAAAGCTTAAGTCGGTAGGGCATCGAAAAAAAGTAATCAGCACAAAAGAGCATAGAAGAGGATTACAGACAAATAAGCAAGGCTCGGCAAAAATTCAAGAAATAGATATCGATTTCGGCAATAACCAACAACCAGTGCTCAACGATAGAAGACGCAGAACAATTTGTTTTTCAGAAGAAAAAACTAAGTTTACAAGAGGAAAACTTATGTATTCAGTGGAGGCGTCTTACAAGGATCCCTCTGAAGCGATAATCCTAGACATGCTCAGGAGGGCATCGGAAGGTCTTTCTACTTTGCGCAACTACAGACAAAGAGCCAAGAGGGTAACAAACTACAACTACTATGCTGAACAAACAAAACCAAACCTTTACAGCGGCACCGGAGAAAATGCATGGCGCAGATCAGTTAAAGAATTTATACACATGTATAAGCTAATGTTTGATACAAATGACATTAACATTGACAATCTTACAACCAATTTGACTGTTATGGTACACCCTAGGACTTTGACTATGAGGTCTTTGGATTGGTTCTGTGAGCAATACAGCTACGTGTACAACAGGATGACTAAATACTTTAAAAGTATAAATCGCTCTTTAGCGCCAGAGTTAAAAATCGGTTATGTTAATACCGATATGCAAAAAGGTAAGCTGTCTATTGAAAATAAATTTAAAGATTGTGTGGATCTTAGTGATTATAGAATATCTATGGGCTTTACACCAAAATCAATAGTTGGTGACACACCCACAGACTTAGCATTTCCAGTGCTATCATATGGAAACATTAGAGCTATGGCCCGAGCCGAAAGGCTTCGTTTCTTTTCAGAAAATCCTGCCTTTACTAGTCAAATGGTGCCGGATATGAAACAGGAAATGATTGATCAACTCAACAACTTAGATTACAATTCTTATACTTATTTCTCGCCAAGCAATATGACGCAAGGCGAGAAGAACATGGTAAATCTTGAAAAACTAGAGACAGGCGACTTACAAGCTTTCAACAAGATTTATAACTTACCAATTGAACATAAATATCGTGCAGGCTATCGAGCGGCATCTAAGAGACAAGAGTCAATTAGAGCAGGACGTAAGTCATCCTTTTACATAAAGGCAGTAAAAAGAGAATCTGAAAATATAGAGGAATACAAGTCTTCTGACGAAAACTTAGGTAGCGAGTCTGTTTTTACTAATTCGCAAAATGAAGATCAAAGAATTGATAGCCCTAATCTTGATGAGAAAACAAAGAATAGGTTTAAATCGTTTGAGAGAGCTAAGCAAGGCGATACCCATATTAGCTATGAAGAGTTTAATTTAAGAAACCAAAAAAATATCTTATCTCAAACCATGGATAAAAAACTTGACGAGCCAAGGTTAAAAAGAATAGTGCGGGCCATCCCTCTTCACCTTAAAGCACTTCTGGGCTCGGAATATGGATTCGCAAAGAATAATATTTTTTATGGCCAAGAAGATCTAATGCAAAATACAGAAGTAAGAGACTTTGTAAAAACATGTTTTCTTTCGCTAGTTAAGATTCAATACCTTGAAGAGTACGAACAAAGTAGCTTTAGAAGTCCAAAGTGGCGAGATTTAACAAACTACTCTTTTAACTCTCTTATAGTCAAGAAGAATAAAACCGTGTTATGCAGATTCTTACCATATGATAATTCCACCCTAAAACTTGAAACAGATCTATTTGATAGGGTGGGCCTTGAAAACAAATACTTTTTAATTTCTAAAAACCCAAATATGGATTCTCTTGCTGTCAAGGGCAGGTCTGTCAATGATAGGGGTGCTGTGCTTGTTACTCGGGAAACAAGAATTAAAGAGAAAGCAGATAGAGTTATGGATGAGTTTGTAAGTAAATCTGGACTATCTGGTGGTGATGTTCAAATGTCATCTTATTCCCTTGTGGTGGCACAGCCAAGAACCAAAAACGGCCCTCTTAAACAAGTCGATTATAGAGAAACTAACGACCTCGTTGGCTCACCCAGACGCCAAAGCGGCGGAGCGGCAGCAACTACTATGACTGCTAACACAACACCTACAGGCGGAGGGGCTTACTAATGTTTCTTAAAAAGATAAAATTCTTTGACGCAAATACAGATGAGTTCAAAACTTCAATAAACAAAAACTTAATAAGAAAAAATGGAAAATTTGTACAGAACAAAGAAGAAGACAGGATCGTTTTTAATTACCTGTCACCAACTTATAGGCCTGACGGCGGCAATTATTTTACAAAAAACCAAATCATTGAAACAAACAAGACCGATCAAACAGAAAACATGAACATTGGTAGCAGCCCAAGAAGCTATCATTATGGTAACTTGGTGATACCAGAATCTAGAAACCTAATAGCTGTAAATGACGATTCAAAAGCCACCTCGTCCGGTAGAATAACTGCTAAGTTCAATTTTGTTTCAGAGCAGTATGAATCTTTTATCTCCAACATAAATGAAAGAACGATCCCTTGTATATATCTAGAATCGGACCCCGCTCAAACTGAGACTCTGTTCGAAACAAAGTTTCTACCCAGAATTATCCCAAAGGCCAGACATTTTTACGACTTCAATTATATCTTAAAGCCAAGATATAAGACACCTGATTCCAATAGATTTAAGAATCTTCTGTTTGGTCAAAACTTTTCCATGGCTCCTGCTAATGCCGAAAGGGAGCAGTACCCTTTTTACAATCGTATAAAATTTAATTATCAGACTACAAACTCTTTTAAAAATACGCTCAAGGAGTATAACTTTTTTGAGCAGTTTATTGAAGATTACATGTCCAAGCAGACAACAGAAACAGGTACTTTCTTTACAGAAACCACAGAAAACCAACAGTCCTCGATAGAACGTCGCACCTTTATTATATATGATGTTCTAGATTGGATTCAACGAAGTGACCTTACCATGAACAACGATGACAAGGTTATTTTTGAGCCGTCTCTAAAGCGCAAGAGCAGGTACAGATATTATCTTGACAAGGTTGCTTTTGTTGGTAAATTAAGAAAATTTTGCAAAGATAAGATGCCCAATATTGAAGATATTCTAAACAACAAACCAGTTGAGACAGAAACTTTATTTTACAAAATAGACAAACAAGTCGATGGTTCGCCTCGAATTATACAATCTTTTTGGGTCCCTGCTGACGATGGCTTTGTTGACTTAATCGATACCCAGATCAAATATGGTGTTAAATACAGATACACTGTGTCAGCCTATGTCTTAGCTTATGGCTGTAATTACAAATCTACTAGTGCTCCCCCTGTAGGTAACAAGGTAAGGGTCAATTTTGAAATGACGCCGTCGTTTAAACTAATCGAGATTCCAAATATATACACCGATATATGTAGAGTGATTCAACCACCACAGCCAGTTCCGACTGTGAAATTTGTTAATGAAAAGAATGCTGATGATTACTTGAGAATTTATTTAAACTTAACGCTCAACTCTAATAATCAACCTCTAGAGGTCATAAACCCAATAGAAGCAGAGCAAGAAATTTTAAGAAAAGAATACGATAGGCTTGAAGAAAGAGATAGATTTGTGTACAACAATGAAAGAGCTTTGTATGAAATTTATAGAACCGATTTTCAACCCAAAAGTTTTTTAGAGCTTGCTAATTATAAGCTAACAGAGGTAAGAAATGCTTTCCCCTCAACGGGTGCATCTCATAAGGACTTTGTTGTACCCTTCAAAAAATACTACTATGTATTTAGAAGTGTTAACTTTCATGGTTTAGTATCTAATCCAACACCTATTTATGAAGTAGAGTTAACTAAAGATGCGGATGAGACTTTTCTTTCTGCAAAAATGGTTGGGTTTCTAAGTGAAGAAACCAGCCAAACCACAAGGAGATTCATGAGATTAATGCAGGCAGTTCCTGCATCCCGACATACTATATTTGAAGGGGATGCAAATGGAATGCTTGATGAAGAGGGCAACCAACTCGACACTCTCAGGGGTACAGCCATAAATAAGTTAACACTAGGCATAGCACAGCGGCCAATCTGGGGCAAAAAATTCAAATTCAGGATTACATCAACGACAACAGGAAAAAAACTTGATGTAAACATAATGGTAAATCTTATAAAAAAGAAAACCATGGAAAATTCTAAATAAATATCTAATTATAACAACTAGGAGACAATAAAAAATGGGATTTCTTGATAATAGTGGAGATATTATTCTCGACGCGGTACTGACTGATCATGGGAGGCAAGTCCTTTCCAGAGGAGATGGGTCGTTTCAAATCACTAAATTCGCACTGGGCGATACCGAAATCGACTACAGCTTGTATGACTCAACTCACTCAAGTGGTAGCGCTTATTATGATCTGCAAATTTTACAAACACCGGTTTTGGAAGCATTTACTGATAATGCTGTCTCGATGAAAACAAAACTTGTTACTTATGAGTCTTTTGATCTACTCTTTTTGCCAGTTATTAAACTAAACGAAAGTTACAACAAAGAGCACCAAATGCACGCTGACAACGCTTTTATTGTCGCAGTTGATGCCAAAACAGAAGATGACGATGGTGGCAAGGAGACAGCTGGTATTGGCGTAGATTCAAACGGACAACCAGTTCTTGGTGTTATAAACGGTGAAACACTCGAAGGTGGGTCCTCCATTAGATTAGATCAAGGTCTCGACACAACACAAATTTCAGTCAGACAACAGCTTCCAGAAGAGTTATCAGAGACTTCTTACACAATTCAAGTTGATAATAGACTTGGACAGATTGTCACTCAAAACGGTGGCTCTATTGCGCTCGACTATATTGACGATGATGACATTGCTTACTATACGGTTGATCTCGGTGACGGCGCGGTAACTCCAATTACAAGCAGGGCCAACTCTGTAAGGCAAGTTATTGCCGGCCCCAGAGGTACCAAGCTTAACTTCAAGATTGCTTCTTCAGTTGAGCTAAACACTAGTGCATTCTTGTTTACAAGATTAGGCGGTACTAAGCAAATGACAAACCGTGGTGGTGGAAACACTGAGGTGTATTATATCGACTCCATGGTTCGTGTCACTGGTGTTAAGACTGGATATTCAAGAGACATTCCCGTAAGGTTTGTCAAATTCAAAACCAAAATAAGTTAAATTAATAAAAGGATAGGATAAATTATGGCTACAGGTGGCGCATTTAAAACATTGGGCGAGAACGATATCGTCTCAACAAGGACTCTTCTACACGAAGCAATCCCTATTACTGGTACAATTATGTCTGGTACATATGGACAATATGGTACATTTGGGGCTGAACCCAACGTTAAAAATCATTCTCACGGAATGTTCCAAACAGTTTATGATTATCCATATCTAAGTTCCTCTGCAAACCATATTTTTGATATCACGGTTGGAGTTGGTTCTAACTCCACAAACTATGCTGCTGTTGCTGGTCAAAGCAATGGAGTTCTTTCTCAAAAGGCAAAGAAGAGAAACGTGTATAATCAACTGGCTCAGGTTCTTGCTGGCTACGATAAGGATGGAAAAGTTTTAGACTTTGACCTCGACGGCAACATTCTTGCTGGTGGAACAAAACACAGAGACGTTTTTGTTATTCCCTTTTCACGACTGCTTGTAAAAGACGAAATCAAAAAAGGCTCGTTCACAATGAAGCTCGGCGTGGGTTCAACCTTTGCCAACCCCTTCCAAGATTCGATTAGTATTGTCGATTATTCAGGCTCAGATGGTTATTTTGTTAATTCACCTGCTGGCGAATACGGTGTCTTGTACGCCCAAAACAGAACAAACTCTCCTATTGTGAACTCACAACTTACCAGTCACCCAAATGGAGTACCAGTGGGGCTTCTTTATTATCAAGCTGGTATTGCTGTTCTTAGCGCTTCTGTTTTTACTGGACCTGCATTGGGTATGGCCCGTGCTGGAGCTAATGGTCCACACTCTGCTGGGCTGCTTGATCACGATTGTCAGATGGGTGGATATACCAATGTTACTCAAATGCTAACAGCTTCGAACATTCAAGGAGCAGCAAACGCTCTGAGGCACAGAATCCAAGATATTACGTTTAACAACACAACAGAACTTAATTCTACAATCTATTTCTGTAGAGCGCATCACAATGAATTTAACTACTCGACCAACCCAACGTACTTAACGGGCAGTAAGATCAGAGTGAAAACTAATGCAACAGACACCCCTGTTTCTTATATCACAACAATTGGCCTGTATAACGACAACAATGAACTTATGGCAGTATCAAAGTTAAGTGAACCTCTCAAGAAAACTCCAGATGTAGAATTTACCTTGAGAGTACGACTTGATTACTAATGGCTTTATTCAAATTTCATGATGACGATATATTTATCAACACCATTGAAGCTTACCCTGAATTCCGATTCATGGTACACAGTGGTGCTGTAGTTATTGATAATGTCCCAGATATGTCTGGGAGTAACTTAGCCAACATTCATGATACAGCCAAAGGGCATGTTTCACTATTTCAAAGAAACATTGACCGACACACTATACAAAAGCAGCATGCTCGAATACTCAAAGCAGGCTACCGCCACTCTCTTAAGATTTATACAGAGGCTCAACATAACGTCTGGTTTAACTATGACGGACAGTTTATCACAAGCAGCTATAACCACTCAGCTAGTATTTCAAGACACTACTATGATTCAACCACACCAGCGAATCGTCTAAGGCTCAGAGCCATTAAAAACTCTTTGAATGAGAATAGCATTTTTTCACCTCATTATAAATACAAAAATCCTTCTAGAGATTTGCAAACTGTAGATACAAATTTAATCAGTATTCCATCAATATTTTACGGCCAACAGATTAAAAAAGGCACTGCTTGCTTAAGATTTTACGTTACAGGCTCCTTAGTTGGAGAATTGAAAGACGAAAAGAAAAACGGAGAGATGATCCAAGTCGGACCAGTAGGTTCACCATACAGTGGCTCTGTCGCTGGTGTTGTTTTATACGAGCAAGGTGTGTTTGTTCTCACTGGTGCTTGGCCTTTAAATTATGATGCAGTTGATTATGAAGGCGATGGTTCTGCTAATAATAATCCAAAATGGACTTACTTTGGTGCTTATACAAACAGCCCAGCGTCCACAAATAGCGGTAACGGTATTCCCGCTTCTGCACTAGAGTCTAGCTTTACAATTGACTTTCAAGGCATCACACAGAAACAGACCATGACAATGATGGCACATGCACGAGTAGGTGACATAAACCACTCTAATAACCCAACTTATAAAGACGTTAGCCATCCAAACCTTACAGCTTTTAAGTCCAGTTCATTTCAGTACATTGAACCAGAGATTCCGATCAAGAACATCACGCACACCCCCTTGACCGATCAAGTGCCGCAGTTCCAGAAAGAAACTTACATTACAAAGGTGGCTCTGTACGATGAGAAGAAAAATTTAATTGGTGTAGCTAAGGTTGCTGTTCCTGTTAGAAAAACTGAAAGCAGACAATATACTTTTAAACTTAAGCTTGATATTTAGTAAGAGGCAATAACATGAAATTAATATTTGAAAATTGGAGACGTTATCTTGAAGAAGAACAGCTTGAGGAAAAGTTGGCACTCAAGAAAGGCAAGATGGGCTGGTGGAAGTATTCCGAGCTTGTTGCTGAGGCTTATCGCACCGCTCCAGATTATGATGCTTCCGTCGAACCCCTTTACGAAAAGCTTGGTCATTGGCTTGAAGGTATGTTTGGCCGCATGTCAAGCAAGATAGAAATAAAATTTGTACCAGAGCACCCTTACAAGTCTGGCAAAGAGATGAGACAGAGAGTAAAAGATGAAGGCGTCATGTATGTATCCACATCGGACGCTGAGCACCCTGTGTGGACCGGTGAGCAGGGTTTGATATGGAACACGATGTTCCGTGCGTGGCACGATTGGGAAGGCCACATAGCCAAAGGAAGGGGCTTTAAACTGCAAGGAGAGATTGCATCATACAATGCACATGCAAAGACTATTCCACAGGAGTGTATCCCCATTTTATTTACTGAGGTTGTGGGACAAATATGCTGTTTCTACCAGAGTGGTAAACAGAACTGTGGACAAAAAGCAATGATTATGCCTGAGTTCGATTATATAAATGTAGGCGCACTCACGCCCGAAGGGGAAGAAAGGTTTGGTTACCGTTTAGATCCTGAATCAAAACTATTGGTTCCTATTGACAATAGCCCTGCCGTAGCAACGTCAGAAGAAGGTGAAGAGCTTAACGAAGGTCTCGCTCAAACTCTGGCACTTGGTCTTTCTACTATCATTGGAGGAGTTGCACCAGAGGATCAGGACTATGACACTGGTTCGTTTGCACAGGATCAGACAACCCAGCAGGTAGATGCTGAAAAACCAACTGATAGTGACTTGCAGAAAAACAAAGATGGCTCATATTCTGCTACTTTTACCTACACAGATTTGTTTGACGCCGATCAAGCTGCTAATATAAAATATGCCCTGAGTAACGACACAAATGTTCAAAACACTCTTGAACCCAAGGCCGAGAAAAAAATAAAATCAATATTAACCGACGCTGGTATGGACAGTAACAATTTTAATTACCAAGTAGACGGCACAAGTGTGTTCAACAAATCAATTACTATTAAAGCTACACCTAAATAATTTTTTCACAAAACACTTGACAAAACGATAAGAGTGTGTTATAATGTGATAGAGGTGAAAAATGATATTAGGTTTAGATATCAGCACGTCTGTGATTGGAATAGCGGTTTTAGACGAAGACAAAAACCTTATGTCTTATGACGCTATAAAATTTAAATCAGACGTAAGTTTAGAAGAAAGAGCAGATTTCTTAAGCAAAGAGATCCAGACTTTAAATACTACTTGGAGGATCAAACATGTATTCGTCGAACAGCCATTCATCGCATTTTCAGGAGGCAAAACAACAGCAGTCACAATGTCGAAGCTTCAGCGATTTAATGGGATGTGCTGCTATGGTTTGTATTGTATATATCGGAATAGCCCGACACTTATACAAGCAAACAAAGCCCGAGGCCTTGTCGGGATCAAAGTGCGGAGGGGAGAGAAAGCTAAGCCGGTTGTGCTGGCGTGGGTTGAAGAAAACTACAAAGGTAGTTTTTCGTATGAAATGACAAGACACGGCAATCCTAAGCCTACAACCTATGATATGGCTGATGCCGTGGTTGTAGCAAGAGCCGGGATTGAGCTGTTAAATCAAGAAAACACTTGACAAGCTAATCTTGCTGGGTTATATTAATTTTGTTCGGAGGGCGAATGGAAGAAAAGTTAAAAATTGTAACTGACATCTTGGGAAGTTACAGAAGGGTTGGTAATGAACATCTTTATCACTGCCCATATTGTGGCCACCATAAAAAGAAGATGTCAGTAAACTTTGTACTTAATGCCTTTAAATGTTGGGTATGTGACACAAGAGGTAAGAACATCTTTAGGATGGTCAGGAAGTTTGGCAATTACGAACAGCGCCAAAAGTATCTTGAACTGCAAGGCCGACTCGATCTAACAGAGTTTGATGACCTATTCAAAGAGATCAATGAAGAAGAAGTGCAGCAAACAGTGGAACTGCCAAAAGAGTTTATCTCACTCTGTAACAAAAGATTACCTGCTACTTCTCAGAGGCCATTAGCCTATCTGAAATCAAGAGGTATTACAAAGCGTGAGATACAGCTTTGGAAGATCGGCTATTGCAATGAAGGGAGATATTCAGGTAGAATTATCATTCCATCATTTAACAACAACGGGGATTGCAATTACTTTATTGCTCGATCTTTTGTTGGGCATAAACGAAAATATTTAAACCCACCGTGTGGCAGAAACATTATCTTTAATGAGCTTATGATAGATTGGGCTGAACCGATTACCATAGTCGAAGGAGTCTTTGATGCAATCGTTGCAGGGGAGAACTCAATACCTATCTTGGGCTCCACTCTAAGAACCGAATCAAAGCTGTTTCAAGCTTTAGCTATCAATGATGCGCAAGTGTACATGGCCTTGGACGCCGATGCTAAGAAGAAATGCAACTATATGATTCAATCTATGTTGAAATACGACATGGAGATTTTTAAGGTGGACACTTCCCTTATAGAGGATGTTGGCTCCATCACTACAGAACATTTTAAAAAATTGAAAGATGCCGCTGAGCTAGTCGATTCTGACTTCTTTTTCTTTAAGAAGTTACTCAACGCCATTTGACAAACGACACCAAACGTGTTATATTATCTTTAACTATACTTACGGAGGATTCTATGTATAAGATTGCACATATTGCTGATACCCATATCAGGAATTTAAAGTACCACGATGAGTACAAAGCTGTATTTAAAAAGCTTTATGCTGATCTAAAGAAAAAACAACCAGACATGATCATTCATTGTGGTGACATTGCACACACCAAGACTCAACTGAGTCCTGAGTATTTCGCTCTGGCGGGTGACTTCTTGAAGAACCTAGCAGACATCGCGCCAACTTATGTTATCTTGGGCAACCACGATGGCAATCTAAAGAACTCAAATCGACAAGATGCAATCACCCCGATTGCAGAAGCGCTGAATCACCCGCGTTTATATCTAATGAAGAATAGTGGAGAGTTCGAGCCACAACCCGGTCTTGTATTTAATGTGCTGTCTGTGTTCGATAGAGAGAACTGGATACAGCCCAGTAACAAAGAGTCCATTAACGTTGCCCTCTATCACGGTGCCATTACCGGCTGTCAAACTGATACAGGTTGGACAATGACACATGGAGAGGACACTATTGAGATTTTTAATAATTTTGACTTTGCTATGTTAGGTGACATTCACACCCGCCAAGCAATGGATACTAGTGGACGCATACGATATGCAGGCTCCACTGTCCAGCAGAACTTTGGCGAAAGTAAAGACAAGGGATATTTGTTGTGGAACATTCGTACCCGTGATGATTGGGATGTTGACCATATCGCCATTACCAATCCACGTCCATTTGAGACCATTATACTTAATAAAGATGGTAGCGTGCCCAATGCTAACATTAGAAAGGGCTCACGCTTAAGACTTGTCTCGTCTTCCAACTTACCCATTGACAGAATTAGAAAGGCTACAGACATTGCTAAAACAAAGTATTCGCCTTTTAGTATTTCTTTTCTTAATAAGGGCACCGATTCTCTTAACGAGTCAAAGCAGCAGATCTCTGGTATGGAAAACCTTAGAGACCTGAAGGTTCAAGAGAAGTGGGTCAGGTCCTATCTAAAAGACTATGAGCTTACTGAGGACGAGATTCAGCAGATTCTTGATATGAATAGTAAATATAATAGAGAAGCCGAAAGCAAAGAGGAAATCAACAGAAACATAATCTGGAAGATTAAGAGTATGCGATTCGACAATCTCTTTAACTACGGAGAAAAAAATGAAGTCAACTTTGAGAAACTGGACGGACTGGTTGGGATCTTCGGTAAAAACTATAGTGGGAAATCTTCTATTATCGACAGCGCTCTCTTTGGTCTTTTTAATACTACGAGTAAGGAGGAGCGCAAGAACGTTCATCTGGTCAATCAGAATAAAGAAAGTGCAAGCATCAATATGGTTGTCTCGGCTGGCCAACAGGATTACAGGATTATTCGCAATCTTAATAAATATACCAAGAAGCTCCGAGGAAAAGAAACTCTCGAAGCAAAGACGGATCTAGACTTCCACAACATCACTCTTGACGAGAGCATGAATGGTGATACTAGAAATGAGACCGATCAGAATATCAGGCGTACACTTGGCTCTATTGAGGACTTTATGATCACCTCTATGGCCTCACAGCTGGACTCCCTGTCTTTCATTAGAGAGGGCTCTACTAAGCGCAAAGAGATCCTTGCCAAGTTTTTGGACCTTGATCTTTTTGATCAAAAGTTTAAGTTAGCAAAGAAAGAGTCAGCCGACACTGCTGTGCTTATTAAAAGATATAAACAGAAAGATCTTGCAGGCGTTATCGTGCATGAGACAGAAGCGCTCGAACAGATTGATGAAGAGATAACTGCTCTTAAAACAAAGTGTGAAACATTTGAGAAGAAGAAAGACAGGTTGAACGTAGAACTCACAACTCTTGAAAGTGATATCTCTTCTTTGCCAGCAGACATCATTGATATCGATCAAGTTAATGATCATATCTCAACAAAGCGCGGGAAGCGACAGATGTTATTGGAGCAAATAAAAACTTGGGAAGAAGAAATCGATCATGCAAATACCTCTCTTGCGTCTGCCGAGGACTTTCTTAGTACCACTAGGCCGTCTGAAGAAGAGAACTACCAATATAGAATAGATGCTCATGCTGGGCTTTTGGAGCAGATTAGAAGCTATGAAGCTGAGATCAACAAGCAAGAGACAGAACAAAAGAGATTGCAAAAGAAAATTAAGATGCTCGACAATCATGAGTATGATCCCAACTGCAAGTACTGCACTGGTAACAAGTTTGTCAAAGAGGCACGAACAGCGTCTAAGAGCTTACCATCATGCACGGAAACACTCAAAGAGCTACACAGGACAACTGATAGTTTTAGAATAAAAGCAGAAGAACTCAATGTCGAAGAGGCTGCTGAGATTTTAAACAGTCGTAAGAAGACGTTTGATCTGTGTGCTACTCTTAATAGAGAAAACGAAATGAGAGCCCTATCAATTCAAGGGGCAAACACTAAGGTAAATCTTTTAGAGAACGAATTAGCCAGTCTTGAAACAAAGGCAAAGCAATACGAAGATAACAAAGAAATTATTGAAAACCTCTCGACCCTTATGAGAGAGAAAACTGCAATGGAGAAGGCAATACAAAAAGCACAAACCAGCCTTGACACTTGCAGCGAACAAATGCAAGAACTTCTAATTGAGAAGGGCTCGACTCAGACTTCGATTGAAAGATACGTCCAAGAGCAAAAAGAGCACGAAGCGCTCGAGAAGCAGTGGAAGACTAGTGAACTGTACATGCGGTGTATGCACCCCAACGGTATTGCTTACGAAGTAATCAAGCAACGCTTGCCCCTAATCAATGAAGAAGTGGCGAAGATTCTCGCCAACATTGTTGACTTTGAGGTCCTGTTCGAAAACAACGATAAGAAGCTTGAGATCTTTATCAAGCACCCTCGTTTTGAACCACGTCCGCTTTCAATGGGCTCTGGTGCAGAGAAAACGATTGCGGCAATGGCCATTCGCTTGGCTCTAATTTCAATAACGAATTTACCTAAATCGGAACTATTTATACTTGACGAACCAGCAACTGCGCTAGATCAAGAACACATGGAAGGGTTCACCCGACTGTTGGAAATGATCAAGACAAAGTTTAAGACGGTTCTGTTAATCTCCCACCTTGATGTTTTGAAGGATTGCGTTGATACAACCATTGATATTGAAAAGATAGGTGGCTATGCAAAGGTGAGTATAAAATGAGTGACGATGAAAAACAAGATATTATTGAAGATATAAAAGAGGCTCTGCATCTTGATGATCCCCGTAAGGGAGTGCTCGATGCGATTCAAGAAAAGATGGTCTCCAGAAAGCTATTGGTGTTTATTACGGCTACTGTGCTTATGGCATGGACTGCTCTTGACCCTGAAACGTGGGGAATGATTGCCATGTGTTATATCGGTGGCCAAACGGTTGTAGACTTCGCAAAGGCGTGGAGACACGGATGACCCTTTTGAAGTTGGTAGTAGATGCCAAAAAGATATGGGCTTGGTGCAAAGCACACTGGAAGTGGATTGCATTAGGTACTGCTGGGCTTGTGCTGTATTGCATGGGTCGTGGTCAAGGTAAAAACCTTCTTATTGCTGCACAAGCAGCACGGGATCAGTACCTAAAAGATAAAGAAGCAATCGAATCAAATGCAGCTAAAAAGACAGAGCGCAATGAAAAGACAGTTAAAGCTTATCACAAAAAGACTGAGGCTTTAAAAGAAAAGAGAGACAAGGAAACATCTAAGGTAGACGACATGTCATCAGAAGATGTACTAGAGGACTTGGGAATTAAAAAATTATGAAAATGTTATTACTATTAATGTCAGTAGCTGTGGCCGAAGAGCCAGTTTACACAGAGCTTCAACTAAACGAACCAGCACCATTTGCTGGGTATCTATTGGACTACGATGCTCTGAACCTTTTAAGTGATGCTGCTAAAGTTGGTATTGCTTGTCCTGTTGAGATTGATTACCAAGTGGGTCTTATGGAAGCCAAGAAGCAACAAGAGTTTGAACTTCAGGCATCTGAATACCAGTTCCACATTGATAATCTAGAAGCTACGCTGGCCAATCAAAAAGAAAGAATCCAAAAATTAGAGAAAGCCAAGAAGCCTATCCACTGGGGAGTATGGCTCGCAACTGGTTTTGTTATAGGCACTGGCTCCACCATCGCCATCGCACAAGCGGTTAACTAAACACAGTCGGAGGATAGATGAGTAAAAAAGACGCTAACTATGTTGTTAAATTAGAGAAAGCCATAGCAGAGAAGTATGGCGAAGAGGCAGTACAAAATCCTAAAAAAAACTGGAATGATGAGAAAGAAGCGCAGTACGTTGAAGATCTCAAGGTTCTTTATGAAAAACGCCAATCTACAGACTCTGAAGATAAAGTCGATGTGGATGGCGTTTTAATGGATAAAAAACTATTTAGTAGAGAATCTAAACGTTCTTGCCCTGTTTGCAACACATACTCATTTAGTTATCGTGATGATGTCTACATGACAAAATTTCAATGCTGCGAGAAGTGCTACATACAATGGGTTGAAGATCGCGTAGACAGATGGAGAACAGGATGGAGACCAAATAAATGAGTAGTTCGAACATGTTAGAAATCGTGCAAGGACTTGCACAAGCCGCCGCCAACGCTTACGATGGCGCACACGATAAAAGATTTTCTCACGATGGTGAAGAAAGAAAAGTAGGCCTTCGAAGAGAAGAAGGTTGTGCAATTATGGATAGCCGTGTCATTGATGGCTTTAAGGTTAACTTCTCCGGTGATACAATGTGTATCTCTTACCAATCAGACATTAAGCTTAAAGAGGTTTATGCTGGTGGTTTTGAGCAAGAAATGGAAGCCACTATTAATGACATCAAAAACTTCCTCCAAAAAGAATATAAAAAGGTTACTAAAAAATCTGTGTCTCTGAAGAAACAAGGCGAAGTAGACGTGATGGTTCAAAGTGCCTCCCGTGTTCGCAGCTTCGTACAAGCCAAACAGCACTTTAAGGTAAGTGGCTTAGAAATGGACCCAATTCTTGCACCATCCGAAAAGAAAGAAGATAACGTTATTAAAGAATGGATTGGTCGCTCTAAGGGCTTAATCAAATAGGATGGCATGGCGTATCAATTATCGAAGAAAGAGATAGTAACAGAAATCGTGCGGTCTGGAAAAGACCCGGTGTACTTTATAAATAATTATTGTCGGATATCTCATCCAATGAAGGGGCTGATAACCTTTAACACTTACCCGTATCAGGATGATCTGTTAGAAGATTTTAACGATTACCGCTTTAATGTTATTCTGAAAGCAAGGCAGCTTGGGATCTCAACGATCTCTGCTGCTTATTGTGTTTGGTTCATGCTCTTTCACAAAGAGAAGAACATTCTTGTTATTGCTACCAAGTTCAGCACTGCTGGCAACCTTGTAAAGAAAGTAAAAAGCATCATGAAGAACCTTCCAGATTGGATGAAGGTCTCAACAGTTAGTGTGGACAATAGAACATCTTTCGAGTTATCAAACGGATCAACAATCAAGGCTGCTTCAACGTCAGGTGATGCCGGTCGTTCGGAGGCATTGTCACTGCTTGTTATCGACGAGGCAGCGCACATTGACGGCCTTGATGAGCTTTGGACGGGTCTCTACCCCACTCTGTCAACAGGAGGTCGCTGTATCGCTCTGAGCACCCCTAACGGCGTTGGAAACTGGTTCCACAAAACATACATTGGTGCCCTTGAAGGTGACAACGAATTCAAGACTTCCAACTTACCTTGGGATGCACACCCAGAAAGGGATCAGGCTTGGTTTGAAAAAGAAACCAAGAACATGTCTCAGAGACAAATTGCACAAGAGTTGCAGTGTAACTTTAATACTTCTGGGGATACCGTTATTCATCCCGATGACATTGGGTGGGTTAACGAGAATATACTAGAACCACAATATAGAACAGGCTGGGATAGAAACTTCTGGATATGGGAAAAGCATATTGAAGGAGAACAATACTTGCTGGTTGGTGATGTCGCCCGAGGTGATGGCACTGATTCTTCTGTGTTTCATGTTATTAAACTTTCAACAATGGAAGTTGTTGCCGAATATCAGGGCAAACCAACACTTGACATGTTTGCAAAAATACTGTATGATGCTGGTATAGAGTATGGAAAATGCCTCTTAGTTGTAGAGAACAATGGAATAGGCATTTCCGTCTTGGAAAAACTAATTAATCTTGGATATCCCAATCTTTATTACTCAATGAAATCTAGTCACGAATTCATTGAAGCAAACCAAGGAGAAGTTAACGATAGGGCAATCCCCGGCTTTACTACCTCTACCAAGACTAGGCCCCTGATTGTCGCAAAGCTGGAAGAGTACATAAGAAACAAAGTTGTCACATTGCATTCTTCTCGCTTGTTCCATGAAATGAAAACATTTATTTGGAAAAATGGCAAACCTCAAGCAATGCGCTCTTACAACGATGACCTTATTATGTCCTTAGCTATTGCATGCTGGGTAAGAGATACAGCACTAGAAGTGAACGAGAAGCAAGTAGAATACCAAAAAGCTATGTTAAATTCCATGTATTGCTCTACAAAGAAACTAAATACAAGTATAAAGGGTATGAATGAATACAAAGAAAAAACAAGCTACAAAGAAAGATTGGAAGAAGAAAAGAGTAAATTAGAACCCCATATGTGGATTTTTAAAGGATAGATCAAATGGCACCACCAAGAAGAAAAAGATATTATAACGCTAATCAACCATACAACCCACAGTCAGATTTGTTTAAGTCACTGACAAGGTTGTTCTCTGGTCCGATTACACAAAGAAGAACCCAAACCGGTCGTCAACTAAGACGCCGGCACTTAGATGTATATGCTAAGTCATTCAAGTCAGCTAGCGGCAGACAGTTTAAGAAAGCTGAATACAACCCTATGAACAATCTTGCGTTGAACATGGTTGGAAACCGCAATAGAACCGACAGATATGTTGACTTTGAGGAAATGGAATATGTTCCTGAGATTGCATCGTCTCTAGACATCTATGCAGACGAAATGACAACTCACTCAAGCATCAACCCCATGCTAAAGATTAGATGCCCAAATGAAGAAATTAAACATGTACTACACAACCTATACCACAACGTATTGAACATTGAGCATAACTTATTTGGATGGAGTAGGACGATGTGTAAGTATGGAGACTTGTTCCTGTATCTCGATATTGATGAGGACAAAGGCATTAGAAACGCAATCGGCCTGCCCTCACAAGAGATCGAAAGACTAGAGGGCCAAGACCCCACCAACCCTAACTACGTTCAGTACCAATGGAACAGTGGTGGTTTAACGCTCGAGAATTGGCAAATGGCGCACTTTCGGATCCTCGGAGGGGATAAGCACGCTCCATACGGTACGAGCGTTCTGGAGGCATCTAGACGCATTTATAGGCAACTTATTTTGCTTGAGGATGCTATGATGGCATACCGTATTGTTAGAGCACCCGAGAGACGAGTTTTCAAAATTGATGTTGGCTCAATCGCTCCACAAGATGTTGAACAATACATGCAAAAAGTTATGACGCAAATGAAGCGTCATCAAATTACAGACCCCACGACTGGTAAGGTTGATCTTAGATACAACCCGCTTTCGATTGAAGAGGATTATTATATTCCTATTCGTGGAACGTCTAACACAGATATCGTCAATCTCCCCGGTGGCGCAATGACTGCCACTATCGAAGATGTAAAGTACTTAAGGGACAAGCTGTTTGCTGCTCTTAAGGTGCCACAATCTTACTTGACAATGGGAGAGGGCGCAACAGAAGATAAAACCACTCTTGCACAAAAAGATATTCGCTTTGCAAGAACAATCCAGAGATTACAAAGGGTCATTGTCTCAGAGTTGGAAAAAATTGGTATCATTCACCTGTTTACTCTCGGATACAGAAATGATGATCTTTTATCTTTTAAATTATTTTTAAACAATCCATCAAAAATCGCAGAATTACAAGAACTTGAACAGTGGGATAAAAAATTCTCTGTTGCCGGTAATGCAACTGAAGGCTTCTTTAGTAAACGCTGGGTGGCAGAGCATTTGTTTGGCCTGTCAGAAGACGAGTACTTGCGTAATCAAAGAGAAATGTTCTTTGATAAGAAGTTCATGGCTAAGCTCGAAGCCGCTGCCGCTGGTGGCGAAGGAGCCAAAGGCCCTGATGGAGGCGGCGGGCTGGCTGGAGGTCTTGCAGACCTTGGAGCCGACGAGGGTGACGCTGGTGGTTTAGATTTGGGTGGCGACGACGCTCCCGGCAAGGAGGGCGAGACGCCGACTGGTGGCGATAAAGCCGCTGGGGGCGACCAAGGAGGTGATGACCAAGTACTTCTCGCGACTCCACCTGCTAAAAGAGATGACGACGCCACCCCTTCTTATACAAGAGGCTCATACGACATGAAGAAAGGTGCAGGGAGCCCGGCAAGGAAAAAGCGCCATTCACAATTCCACAAGAAGGTTGGAGACTATGGTCAAAACTCGAGAAGCCGCAATCCAGCAATGGCTCTAGCGGGCACATACTCGCCTAAGATCGATCCGCTTTCCTATGGAAAACTTGAAGAATCGAACTCATTTGAAGATTTCGAAGAACAGAAACTATTTAATGCAAACGCTGAAGTCGATATTTTAATTGGCTCATTATTTAATAAGGAAGATAAACATGAAGCATAATAAGAAAAGAAATACCGCTTTTCTTTACGAATGTTTAATCAAGGAATTGACAAAATCCATTGTTCGTAAAGATGAAAGTAAGAAAGCCAAGGTGCTGTCCATCATTAAAGAGAACTTTAACAATAGTTCTATTTTAGGACAAGACCTAGAACTGTACAAGCAGTTGATGGAGACCAAATGTCAAGATTCTGCAAAGGCGAAAAGATTTATCTCCGAAGTAAAGAAGGACTGGGAGGACCTTGATCGCAAGGTTATATTTAACGAACAAACCAGCCTCATTAAACAAATCAATGAGCACTTAGATCCAAAAGTTTTTTCTTGTTTTGTTGATAACTACCGTGACATTGCCACAGTTGGTTCGTACTTTCAGTCCGGTAAGTTAAAAGCTAAATCAAGAATCATCTCAGAAGATAGGATGATGCAATTGGTTTCTACTGAGACTGCCGTAACTAAAGATTTAAAACACATTGATAACTTGACCTACAATACGTTCGTAGAGAAGTTTAATGAGTCGTACAAACACTCTCTGAGAGATGAACAAAGGCTTCTGTTGACCAATTATATTACCTCTTTTTCAGACAATGGTTTGTCCTTAAAGGTGTACATGAACGAAGAGGTCGGTAGATTAAAGCAAAAAATAAATACTTTACTAGTAAATTCCACGTTTTCTGACGATTACAATCAAAAATTTAATAAAATTCTTGACAAGTTAGATGGTTTTTCTAGTAGAAAAATAGACGAAACTATGGTAAAAGACACCTTTTATATTCAGGACTTACTGTCGGAGGTGACTAGAAATGCCCAAGATTAATGTTGTTGCTCCCGCTGCTGTAGCAGCACCTGAACCGAGCAATATCACAGTTAGTGTCAACCCTCCAGAAGATCCTAATTTGATTAGAATTGAAGTGGTTGATCCAAATGTAGAAAAAGTTATTTTTAATGTCCAAGCACGGCGTGCATTGAACGGAGATATTATGATTTTTGATCACAAAGATATTGACATTGTTGTCATGGACGCAGAGAAAAAAGTTGTTGCATTCGCCAAGGACTTAATGTCAGAGGTTGTATATGGTGCTGAATCTAGACTTATGGAACACCTTAGAAAAGCTGGGATCATCGAATATGATTCTATTCAGGGTGGAAATGTATACGGATCACTTGAAGGAAAAATTCATGAATCAAAAGAACTAGACGCTATCAAGATGTCTCTTTATCAAATTAGCCAGTGGATGGATTCAGAACGACCAGCTATGGAAGCACTGGAGGCTCATGACGATATGTTTGATGATGCATTCACCACACCCGAAGCTGAGAACTCCACAGAGCTTGGTGAAGTACCACACGGCGAGGAGAAGGGCTCTATCAAGAAGCATGGCATGTTCTCTCCATATCACTACGGAAGATATACATACTAATGAAACATTGGAAACCTTTTTTTATAAACAACAGCAAAGTACCTGTGTGGCTTTCTTATGTTTCCCCAATCAACATCTGGGCTATTAGCTTTGGATGGTGGGTTTGGTGCCGAGGTGAAATGGACGAAGAGACTGAGCGCCACGAAACAATTCACTTTCAGCAGCAACTGGAGCTAGGGTTTGTTGTGCAATGGGCACTTTACGCTGCATTTTGGCTGTATGGTCTTGTGTGGTATCGCAGCGGCTCAGAGGCTTATTACAAGAACCCATTTGAATTAGAAGCTTATGGCAACGACAAGAACGAGAATTACCTAAAAGAAAGAAAGAGGTATGCGTGGACTTATTACATTTTATATTAGCCGCATATGGAATGACCTTTATTATTGTTTACGGGTCAATATTTGACTGG